TGGCAACGCAGTCCCGCGTACCTGGGCGGTCAAGCGCTCGCGCTCCTCCTTGGACAGCGAGGGCGGCGGCGACTGCTCGCTGGGGTCTGGCGCGTAGTCCGGCGTGGGCTGAAGCTGATCGGTCAAGGTGGCTCCCGAGGTTGGCAGGTAGGTCTCCAGGCGCGACTATACCTCCCTGGTCGGGAATGTCAGTCAAGCTCCACGTAGTCGAGCCGGACATCTGGGTCCGCCGCCGCCACGCGCTTGGCCGCATTCCGCAGGAACGGGCGGGCGCGGACGCCTGGGTGGAACACCTCGCGGCGGAACACCTCGCGCCCGTGCCACCAGAAGTGGAGGAACTGGGCGCGGCGCGCTCGGATCAGGTGCGGTCGGCTGCCCTCATGGACCGGCGCGGCGTAGTCAGCGGTTGCCTCGACGCCGCCGCTGACGTGGAACGGACGGTAGACCATCGGCAGCTCGCCGATCGTCCGCCCGAGGTTGCCGGTTCTTACGGGTACGTCGGCGCGCGCCTGGTTGGCGATCCGCCTCGTAATGCTCCTGTGCTTCGCGCGGAATATCGAGCCGGTCTCGCGCTCCAGCGCGGGTTCGTTGATCTCGACCCGCGCGTGGATGCGAGCCATTCATCAGTCCTCGTCGGCGGCGGGAGCGTCGTGGGTCTCCAGCCAGACCTCGTAGTCGCCCACCAGCTGGTCGCGCGTCCGGCCCTCGGTCACGACGTCGGTGTGCTCGGCCAGGAACTCCGCCCAGTCGTCGCGGCTCGCCGACTTGGCCGGTGGCTTGGCTGGCTCGGGAGCGGGCGGAGCCTCGACCTCGCCGGTCTCCTCGTTCACGACGACGGCGAACCCGTCGGCCACGAACTTGCGAACCTCGTCGCTGTCCTGGACGTCGCGGCGCTCGCCGCGTGCCAGCCTCGCGCTTGGGGTCAGGCTGCCCTCGATGGTGATCTTCGCCATTGGTTACTCCTCAGTAGGTCGCATACAGGACGCCGGTCCAGGCGATGACGCCGCCCTCTGGACCATACGGCGCGATGGTGTCGGTCCCGACCTGGCGGCTGCCGTCGTCCTGGCGGAGCAGCGCGGAGGCCATGCACAGCGCCTCCTCCATCCGCCAGCTGGTGTCGCCGCTGATCTCGGCCTCCTTCTCGTATTCGGCGGCGATCACGCGGTCCGGCTCGGGGACGTAGGCGCACCAGCCGACGCCAATCTCCACCGCGACCACGCGCGGGAGTTTGCACGGGCTGGTGTCGATCGTCGGCGAGGGGAAGGTCTGGGAGCGGTAGCGGCGCATCAGGCGGGTCCAGACGAACGGCTCCGAACAGCTCTCCGAGGCGTGGCTGTCCCAGGCGGTCAGCGGCGCGCCGTCGCCCGCGAACGCGCGGACGGTCGTCGTCGTGCCGACTCTGGCCGGGACCGCGCTGTCGGGCTTGAACCAGTCGAGCAGCGCGGTCCTGGCGGCGGCGACGACCTCCAGGGCTGGGTCCATCAGATCACCGTCGGCGCTGCCATGATGTGGTTCGGGTTCACGCTGGCCAACCATAGATCGACCTCGGGGAGGCCGGTCTTGCCGTTGGCGTAGATCACTGCCGGGTCGTAGGCCCGATACGTCACACCCGCGCGGCTGACGGTGGTCACCGTGCGCGGCAGGCGGCAGCGGGTCGCGTCGTCGGACACCGCCGTCAGGAACTCCTTGGCCAGGATGCCGGTCAGCTCGCCGACGCTCTCCGGCGGAGCGATCCCGCGCCGGTAGGTCACGCCCCAGGTGTTCGGCTGGCCGAGCGGGCGGTTCAGGTCTTGGCGAGGCCAGGGACCCTCGCGCCGGTAGAGCAGGTTCCCCTCCACGGTCCAGACCACCGGGTCGAGCACGACACCGCCCACCTTGACCTCGGTCACGTCGTAGACCGGGCCGGGGAGGTGGACGACGTTCGGCCCGCCCTCCCGGCACGCGCCGACGCAACCACAAGTGAGGTTGAGCCAGCCGCCCAGGTCCGGCTCCCAGCTGACGACGTAGGACGTCACCGGGCCGGAGCCGTGGTGATTGCGGAGTGGCTGGCGGCAGGGCCGGACCGTATAGGTGAACAGGCCGAACTGGCGACCGCTCAGCGCGAACATGACGTCCACCGCGAGCTGGGCGGCGGCGCGCTGCTCGGCGGTCGCCTTGTCCTTCGCCTCGCCAGCCTCGCTCGGGATCGCGGGGAACGAGGAGCGATCGACGGGCCAGTCCAGTGTGGGCACCCGGCCAGCATATCCGGCAACGGTGAGTTTTCAGGGATCAGGGCAGGTCGGCGACTTAGAAGAAATAAAACCACCAGACGGCTTGACTTCCCCGACTTGGGCGGGTAACTTAATTCATGTCAGGCGGGAATGGCCCGCCACCACAGAAGGAGCCAGCAATGCCCAAGATGACCAGCTACAAGATCAGCTACCAGCGCCGCGAGGTTGACGGCGGTCAGGTGATCAAGGGATCGGTGATCTACAAGACCCGCCATATCAGCGAGGCCATCGACAACACGATCGCCGAGCTGAAGGCCGACGAGGACACCGCCTCGTTCGTGATCCTCGACGCCAAGGAGGTGGCGGCAGCATGACGATCCAGCTCGTCGTCAAGGCGACCGACTACCAGCGCCGGGTGGACGACTCGCCCAGCGGTCACTACGAGACCATCGTGGGCCAGACGACCCGCTGGCATGACGTCGGCGGGCATCTGCTCGACGGGATGCTCCAGGCCCAGTCGAACGTCGGCAAGCCGGTCCACTGGGTCAACCTGACCCAGACGATCGCCAAGGGCACGGTCTACAACGACCGCCACGGTGGCCAGGATCGCGTCCTGGTGGCCGACCCCGAGAACGCCGACGGGGAGGAGCTGATCGACGCCATGCTCTGGGTCTCGGGCAACTGAGACCCACAACGACGAACCGCCCCGAGGGATCACCTCGGGGCGGTTCTGTCCGTTCAGGGTGCCGGTTAGGCGACCTGGGCCGGAGCGTTGTCGATCGGCGGCGCGCCCGCCGGACCGCCGTAGTAATACTTCGTCCCGCTGAAGATGGTCGAAGTCGCCAGGGCCACCGCGCCGTCGGTCGGGTCCGGCGGAGCCAGCGGAGTACGGAACACGGTCAGGTGCTCCTTCTTGCTGGTCGGGTCGAGCAGGCGGACCGGATCGCCGCCGGAGGTGCCGTCGTCGGTGGTCACGTTGTAGGGACCGCGACCCCAGTGCGGCAACGCGATGGTCCGGCCCGTGAGGGTCAGGGTCGCCACGCTGGAGCCGATGGTGATGTCACCGGGGACCCACTCCGTCCCGCCGAACAGGAAGTAGCCGTACTTCCGGCCCGAGCCGGTCGCGGTCAGGATCGCGTCCGCCGTCGGAATCTCGGGGCAGTCGTCCTGGGACTTGCCCGAGGTCCACAGCTCCATCGCCACGCCGTAGTCGCTCTCGATCTTCTTGTCGTCGCGGAAGCCCACAACCTCGTCGCTCCCGTCCAGGATGGTCTCCCAGCCGGTCAGGAACGTCACGACGTCGGGATCGACCTGGCACAGCTCCAGGGCGGGCGTGTACCAGCGGCGCTCTGGCTCGGTGCGGTCTGCCACGCACTCCTTGCCCTCGGCGTTCGTCTGGGTCAGGTCGTCGGCGTCCCGCATGACAGCGGTCAGGCCGAGGCTGACGTAGCCGTTCGTCACCAGGCGGTTGCGTGGCCCGGCGATCGGCATCCCACAGCCGTTGATCTTCGTCAGGCGCAGGGTCTTGCCCTTGACGAGGGGGAAGCTGGCACCCATAGCGGTGGTCCTCCTGGTTCAGGCGCGGCGCGCCGTTCGGTCGTTCTCCGAGGCTGCCTCAGACATTAGGCCAGCACCGTGCAGCTGCCGGGTCAGTCGGTGCCGTCACACCGAGGGCTGCTCAGCGGGTTCTGGGCGCGCTGCTCGGCCAGGCGATCCTGCTCGGCGTTGATCTCGGCGATGCGCTTGCGATACTTGCCGATCCGGTCGTAGTAGGCCCGCGTGACGTCGATCCCGTATTGCTGGACGCGCGGGTCGTTGCGGTCCAGCTTGGCCAGGTCAGGCGGCAGAACGATCAGCTGGTTGACCCACTCGCTGCCCGCGTCCAGGGACTTGGCCAGCAGGGCGCGCTGCTCGGCGCTGAGGTCGTCGTTCTGGGTCGTGATCTCGCGGTTGCGCTTGATGTTGGTCACCAGGTCTTGCTGGCAACGACGGGTCTCCTGGGCCAGCGCCACGGTGTCGCGGTGGGTCTGGTCGGCCTGGACGACGACGTAGGTCAGCGCCAGGACGGCGATCAGCCCGCCGACCCAGACACGCCCGACCGGCGAGACCTTGTGACGGCTGCCGTTGGACTTGGGCCGGTGGCCGTTCAGCCAATGGCAGCGGGTGTGAGCGTAGATGCGCTGAAGGATGATGCCGACAACGAACCCGATCCCGAAGCTGGCGCTCCAGATGGTGTCCAGGAAACTGTTCACGGCACCTCCTCGCCGTCACCGCTCGGCACGTCGCCGGTCCCGCCGGGCGGCGGAATCTGGTCGGCGTGCTCGGGATGCTCGCGCGCTGCCACCTCGGTGAGCGCGTCGGCCTTGGCCTCGGCGCGCTGGGCGGTCTTGGCCACCTCCTGGTCGCGCTTGTTCTTGTCGCTGCCGATGGCCGCGAACAGGACGCCGCCCGCCGTACCCAGCAGGCCGGTGAGGTAGGTCGGCGGCTCGCCGATGATGTCAGTGATGACGGTCAGGACTGCCAGCACGACGAACACCGCCGCCACGATCACGGTATCGCTGGCCCACGACCGATGCCGAGGACCGCTCCACGGGTTGCCCAAGGGTCATGCCGCTCGGTGTTGGGCGCGGTGACGGCGGACCGCCCGAGCCTCGCGCGGACTGGCCACGGCGATGACGACGTGAGCCGGACGGTCTGGGGTCGCTGCCACCTTGGCGAGGCCGGACAGCGCCGGAGCCGCGCGCACGGGTACCAGCTCGACCACCTTCGCCGCTGCTGTCGCCACGCCGAACACCTGACCGATGGAGGCCACCAGGACCGCCCACTTCACGTCGCTGATGATGCCGTAGGCCATCAGTACACCGCCCACCGGACCGACGAGGGCGTAGAGCGCCACGCGAGCCGTGCTGGTGGCATACAGGAGCGCAAACAGCGCGCTGATGGTGCCCAGCGCGAGCTGGGACCAGAGCGCCGCCTTGTCGGCGTCGAGAACCTGATAGCCGGTCAGGAACGTGAGCACGCCCGCCACGATCCGCTGGTAGGTCTCGCGGGCAGTCGGCGGGATCAATCCCTGGAGCCGACCGCGAAGTGATACCGAGGTCATCACGATCTCCTTATGCGTTGTTGATCGCGGTGAGGACCGCCGCCTTGTTCGGCTCGCCGCTGGTGTCCAGACCCTTGACCTTCAGGGCGTAGGCGTCCAGCTCGTCACGTCGCCAGTCCGAGGACGGCTCGCCCTCGGGGTACTCCACGACGTCCTCAGTATCGGGCGGGGTCGTCCCGCTGTCGGCGCTGCCGCCGTCGGCGTCGGCCACCGCGCTGTTCTCGCTGGCGCTCGGCTCGGCCTCGGTGATGCCCACCGAGGGGTCGTCGCCCTCGGGCTGCTCAGCCCAGCCGCCGGGGTCGCTGCCCAGCGCGCCAGCCTTGGAGGCCAGCCCAGTGTTGAGCGCCTGGACCGGCGGCTCCTTCACGGCGCGCCCCTCGGTGACCGACGCATGGAGAACGCCGCCGACGGCGCGCGTCGGGCTGTTCTCCTTCACGTAGTCGATGACCTCGCGGTGAGTCGGAGTCTCGGCGGCGTTGCTGCCGCCGTGGCTCGCGCCGGAGCCGGTGAACGGGGAGGGAGCCAGCGCGCGCTCGGCAGCCGCCGAGGTGGTCCCCACGTACTTGTTCGCCGAGGTGTACTCCGCCGTGGGCGTATGCCAGTTCTCGCCGCCGCCCGCGTTGACGTTCGGGTCCGCCGCCTTGAGCGCGGCAGCCGCGCCCGTGTCGGTGTGGCCGAGCGCGCCCACGGTCATGTCCGGCCCACCGCCGCCGTTGTTCGGCGTGCCGTCGGTGTTCAGCCCTCGCGCGGACTGGACGGTGGCCTCATCGAGCAGACCGGCCTCCCGCGCGTTGCCCTCGGGCACGCGGTATTGACGGCGCGGGCCGACGCGGGTCAGGGTCTCGATGGTCTCCGGCCCGCCGATGTCGATCAGCTTCTTGAGCGCCGGGCCTCGGAGGCTCGGGTCCACGAAGTCGATGGCGACGAAGCCCTCCGCGTCAGCGGTGGCGATGATCCCCTCGGGCATGTTCCTGGTCTCCTTAGCTGGTGATGGTCACGGCGGCGATGCACGCCTCGTAGCCGACGACAACGCTACGCTCTGCCACGGCAACGAAAGTGTGCTTGTCCAGTGCTGTCCGCGTGTCCACAGTCGATCGCCAGCCGTAGGGCTGGCTGGTGGCCACAATCATGTCGTCCAGGCCCTCGACGTACCCGCCGCCGACGACCCAGATATTGCCCAGCGGGCTGACGAACTTCGTCCCCTGCTTCGTGAACAGGCCGAACTCCTGGCTGGCCCACTGAGCGCCGACGTGGAAGTAGCCCACGGTCCCGGCGATGGCCATCGCGCCCTCCAGGTAGCCGACCGCCTTCTTCAGGCTGGTGGCCGTCTGGGGAGTGCCGAGGTCGGCGGCGTCGAGCTTCAGGCGCTCGGCGAACTCCCGCTCCACCATCGGCTGCTCCTCGACGCGGAGAATCTGCTGAGCGTTCGCCTCGACCTCGCGCCGGGACGGCTCGGTCAGGTCGCACTCGTCGGCAGCCCAGACCACGATCGGGTCGAACTGGTCCAGAATGTCCTCGCGCTCGCCCTTCTTGATCTCGCCGGGCACGGGGTCCGCGCACCAGCCCGCCGACCAGACGCCCGAGGAGCGCCCGTTCGGGTAGCTGTTGCCGCGAATCTGGACGCCGTGAAGGAATCGGTTCGCGCCCTCGGCCTGCCAGTCGCCGATCGCCCCGTAGAGGCCGAACGTCAGCGGATTGGCCGGTGGCGCGGTGAAGTGGAAGGCGTCAATGGCCGGAGCCGCTGGCGTGGTCATGCTGTCCTCCTGATGAACGAGAAGAAGGCGAGCGATGCGGACAACCTCGGGAGTTTAGTCCGCATCGCCCGCCTTCAGTCTGCTACGCGCCCCGCGCTTAGGCGTTGCTGGCCGTGTCGCGGATGCCGATCGCGCCGTTGACGTCGAGCGGGATACGCGCCAGAACCGACTCGCCGCAGCGCTTACCGACGGCGATCGCGTCCTCGGTGAACATGCGGGTAAAGCGGTTCACCTGGAGCTGCTCCTTGGGGTACATCACGCCCAGCTCGATGACGTTGGACATCGAGCGGAACCAGGTCCCCGGCGGGTAGAGCACGACGTCCACCGTGGTGGGCCACTTCAGGGTCGCCAGGTTGCCCGGCTTGCCGGTGGCCCGGCTCTGCCAGTCGCCGACGAACTGGAGCGCGATGTTGCGAACCGTCAGCCAGGAGGTCACCTGGGCGTCGGTGATGGCGAAGTTCTCGACGCCAGCGCGGAACGCGAGGTCCGCGCGAAGCACCTCAAACAGCCACGACGGGGCGATCCCCTCGATGGTGGCGTTACGGGCCAGACCGCGCTTGAGCCGAATGTTCGTCGCCACCAGCGCCAGGCTGTTGAGCACCGAGGCAGCCGCCCCGATGACCGACGCGGGCGGGATGACGATCGGCGAGCCGGACCCGGCCACCACGTCCAGGATCGTCCGGCGGGACAGCGCCCGCAGGTGCTCCTGGGTCAGCGACCGCATGAACCACTCGACCAGCTCCGGCCAGCCCTGCTCCTGGAGGATGCCCGCCTCGACGCACCAGCCGACGGCGTTCAGACGAATCTCGTCAAACTCGTCGGGGCAGGGAATCTCCACGCAGGTCTTGACGGCGGTCGGGTTGCCGTCGGCGTCCTCCGCCTCCAGCTCGGCCTCCGTGAAGAACCACTCAAAGTCCTCGTAGATGCCGGACAGATCAGGCTCCCGAGGCCAGCGGATGCCGCCCCGGTTGATCGTGATCTCGGGCAGCGAAACGAGGTCCGTGGCGTCGGGGACGTCGCAGAAGTCGTAAAGCTGCTCAGACGGGGCGCACCAGCCGCCAGCCGCGACGAGGGACCCGCCGGGCAGGTTGCGCTGATCGGTGGCCGCGTTGATCGCGGCGACCAGCGCGTGGCTGTCCTCCACGACCGGGACGTTGCGGTCCAGGGTGGACACGACCTGGCGCGCGAACTCGACCCCGCCGAGGGTCTTGTTCGGGCGGTTCGGACGCATCGCCGACCGGCTGCCGGGGCGGATGCGATCGAGGCTCAGCGCGATGTCGCGGAAGCCGACCCGGCCCATCCCCTCCTGGAAGCCGGGAGCGCTCGGGTGCATGTTCCAGCCCGGCTCGCCGGTCCGCTCCTGAGCGGGCGGCTGGCCGTCGGTGCCGGTACCCGAGAAGGTGACCGGCGCGCCCGACTGGTTGGCTGCCACGCGGACGGGCGGCTGGCCGGTCGGAGCACCCTCGGCGGGAGCCGCCGGAGCGTCCTGGGTCGGCTCGGCCTGGGTGTCGCCGTCCGGCTGGCCCTCGCCGCCGTCGCCGTCACCCTCGCCGCCCTCGGACCCCTCGCCCTCGGGCGCGGTGTCGGCGGGAGCAGCCGGAGCCTGACGGCTCGCGGCGGCGCGGCTGAGCAGGTTGCCCAGCTCCTCGGAGTGGTTGGTCTCGGCCTCGGCAGCCGCCGAGCGCGCGGCGGTGATCGTGTCGATGTGCCCGCCCTCGCCGACGAGGGAGCGCAGCTGGGCCAGATCGTCGTCGCTGAGCGGACGACCGGCGGCGTGCTGGGCCTCGTAGACGTGGACCTCGGCCTGGGCGGCAGCGAGCAGAGCGTCCAGCTCGGCCACCGTCGCGGGCAGGGTCTCCGGCATCTGGAACGCCGTCGCGGTGTCGAACTGACCGACCCCGTGGAGGCGGATCAGGCGACCTGGCGCGGTCAGCTTGAAAGTCACTGGAACTCCTCGTTCGTGTGATTCGCGTTGTCTCGGGTCGAGCGTCCTCGGCACATAGCGCGGAGCAGAACTCTCTGATCAGGAAAACTAGACGCCGACCGTGCAGAGCTACGCCGAGGCGGTCGCGGCGGTCTTGCGCTTCAGCCGTCGGATGGTCCCGCCGCCGTTCAGCGTGACCTCGCGGCGGGCCTCGTTCTGGAACATGAAGGGCGGCGCGCCAGCGTCGGGATCGTCGGGATTGACGCCCGCCGGGACCAGCTCACCGTTGGGGAGGATCACGTAGAACCCCAGGGTGTCGCCGACCGCCGCGCGGGCAGACCCGCAGCCGCAGCCCATCAGAGCGACCCGGCGCGGGCCAGGAGCGCGGCGGTCTCCTCCTCGCGGGTGGGTGGCTCGGGAGCCGGGCCGACCTTGGTCCGCGCGACCTCCAGCAGGTCCTCGGCGGCAGCCTGGCGCTGGATCGAGAGCGTGGCCTTGCGGACCGCCGCCTCCACGATCGACTCCAGGGCGTCGGCGGTGATCGGCGCGGAGCGCTTCTTCGCCGCCGGAGCCGGACCGATCGAGGCCACCAGGGCAGCCGGGCGACCGTTGGACCCGTCGCGCCCGCGCACGACGAACCCCGGCGTGTTGACGTTCAGCGCCGCGATCAGATCGAGGCCCTGGCCGAAGTCGCGCCAGTCGCCCGACAGCGGAGCCGCCAGCGCTTGCTCGACCTGCTCGGGCGTGGCCCAGGGCGCGACGACGCCGGAGACCCAGATGCCGTGGGAGTCCTCGCCCGCGCGCACCAGCGCCCAGCACGCGCCCGTGTTGTCGTAGTGGGCCAGCGCCGGGCCGGGCCGGAGGCTGTCGGGCGCGTGGCCCGTGCCGACGGTGAGCCGCCCCACGGGCAGCCGGGTGCCGTTGTCGAGCCGAACGGCGGGCGAGGTGTGGAACATGGCGTAGCTCGACGGCGAGCGC